TTTTCTTCACCGTTTTCTTCTTCATTTTCTTCCCCATTTTCTTCTTCATTTTCTTCTTCATTTTCTTCTTCATTTTCTTCTTCATTTTCTTGATATTCTTTATTCTGAAACGTATTTGTATTATTATTAGAAAATTGATAACTCATAATTGTTTTTTAAATAAAATCTTTATTCTTTTAAATATAACATAATTCCTAAAAGTTTTTTAAAGATTTACAAGAATAGAAAGAAATGAATAAAGAAAAAAATCTACAAGATAAAAATTTTAGTAAGAATTCTATTCTTACAATTGCCAAGAAATCTGGTATAAAATCAATGTCTCAGTGTGGTATAGATAAAACAAAAGAAGTTCTTCTTAATAAGATCAAGTATCTATCTGAACATTTATGCTACTTTTTGAAAAATAAAAGTGGAAAAACAATTAACAGAAAAGTTATTTTAGAATTTTTAGAATCAGAAGGAATCCGTATGATTGCCCAAAAAGACTAATAAAATTTAAAATTAAATATTTAATTTTAAACTGTAATAAAAATAATAAAAATAATGAATGAAGAATTATTACCTATATTTAGAAAATATCTAAAAGATACAAAAAAAGACTGGAATTATATTACTCCCACTGATTTTTACAATAAATATTATAAAAAGAAAAAGAATTATGTTGTTATAGATCTTAGAAAAAAGAAAGTATATCAAGAATTTCATGTACCAAATTCTATAAATATATTTTGGTTAGATATATTAAAAACAGAGAACTTGGAATTCTTGAAAAAACTAAATAAAAAGAAGAAGATTTTCTTGATATGTTATGTGGGTCATACTTCAAGTCAAGTAATGACGTTACTAAAGCTTTTAGGAATAAATGTTATTTCTATTAAAGTAGAAAATGTACCTATATCAGGATGGTTACAATGTAATTATCCATTAACATTCAATTAGACATGACATATATAAAGCTCCCTTGTATTTGTAGATTTTCCTAAACATTTTACATCTTTAAAGTTTAATTTAAGTGCTTCTAAAAAATTTTTCTTGTTATATTGAGTCTTGTGTATTTGTGGATTAAAATCTATATGATGTAGGACACTAAAAACTGGATCTTTATTATCTATCCATTCTATTATTAAAGAGACATTGACAATATTTTTTAGATCCTCTATTATTTTATATAAACAACCATAATCAGATGTAGATGAATATAGCCAGTGAATAAGAGACAATACTAAAACATGATCATATTTTTCATTATTACTGGTTAAATTTTCTTTTAAAGTCTTAAAGTCTGTATTTAGCGATTCTACCTTTTGGAGATTTTCCTTGTCCCATTCTAAAAGAATATTTATATTTTTAATATATTCTTTATCGTGATCAACAAGACATACTTTTTTTAAGTTTTTAGAAAACAATAAACTTAATCCTATTATTCCATTAGCACAACCAATATCAAGAAGAGAAGAATCTGGTGATAAATCTATCGAATTAATCAACTTTAATTGATTGGTAGACTTTCCATTTCTACAAACAATAGGATTTTTTAGGGTCTTATCATATCGGTAATTATGATATCCATACATTTCAAAAAAATTTCTATTTATTTTATAAAACGATCTTTCTGATTGACTCCCTCCATTTTTTCTATTTGGGTCCTCGTATTTCTTAAACATTTATATTCTACAATACTTTATTTATATTCTATTTATTTTTAATATTTTCTATTTGAAGTTCAAATAGAAAATAGCGCTCAGAGGTGGGATTGAACCACCGACCTTTTGATATCGACTTAAATCTGGTTTAAATAACAGTCAAACGCACTACCAACTGTGCTATCCGAGCCTATTATATATTGTGTATATATATCTTTAAATCTCAATTATTTTTTTAATTAATAAAATTAACTGTTATTATAGTTTTTGATAGAGTTGTTTTTTGTATTTAATAAATTTATATATTTAATTGATAAATCTTGAGTTACAATCATTTTATTACTCTTTTTTAGAGTACTTGGATAATTTTGATCATAATCAGGACTTAATCCATTGATAGGTTGTTCATTATCGATAAAATCATACTCGTAATTCTTTGGTCCTAAATTATATTTACTATTTTCTTCAGTAATCTTTGTTTGAACTTCTTCAATCTTCTTATTAATATTTGGTTTTGGATTTTCTTTTTCATCATAATTATCATTACTATCTCTTCTTGATGGTCTCATAAATGTTAATAATAATAATATAAGCAAACATAACAGTAAAAAAATTATCACCATTTATTATTTATTATAAAGAATATATTATTAATATAAAAAAATGTCTTATAACTCTTATAGTATTCTTGATGGTAGTAATAATCTCTCTATAAAAAACTTGTATGAAGTAATTGATAGCTATTTTGAATCTCCTATATTAGAAAAAATACAAAATTCTGAAAATAAATCAATATATATGTGTAAAATAAAAACTCTATTAGCAAGTCCAGAACAACGTTATATAATAGCTATCACAGACATTGATCAATATCCTATAGGAAGGAAAATACCTCTTAATAACATCTCATGGAAATCATTTCAAACAAGATATCTTTCTAATATAGATAAAAATATTATAACACACTCTTACTCTATAAAAAATTTACCAGAATATACCCTAAAAGTATCGCTACTAAAAAGATATGAAGATCATACAGACTATCTTTTAAATATTTATAAATCTATTGTTATTACTCTTGTTCATAAAAATAAAAATTTATATGAATATCCTTCTTCTGGTAATCTTGCTTCTTGTCTTGAAACATATAAAAGTGTAATTGTTATTCGTGATTAATAAATACTTTAACTTTAGATAAATCTATATGATAAGTAAACTTATCTAAAACATTATTTACATATTTACTATTAACTTTGTCTATAACATACTTTTCAAAGTATTTTATTGCTTCTTCTCTTAATTTATATCCAAAAAACTCATTTATATTAGTATATATATTTAAACTATCCCAGTTAAAAAATACACACTTATTTATTACTATATTAAGATAGTATTCCTTGTAAAATATATTATATTTTAATTCTTTTGATTCTTCCATTATTATTTAATAAAAGTGATTTTATTTTTATATTGTTTTTAATTTTTTATAAACATTTATAAGTCATGTCAATCCCACAAACAACTCCATTCTCTCTCTTTCTATATGAAAACATTTACCAAATTAGAAACCCTTTTATGTCACCAGATCAAGTAGTAAAGATTGCAGAGGAAATATGGAATGATATGCCACATGAATTAAAATTCATCTATGTTAGAAAATCCCATGAACTTTTGATTGAAAGAAATCAAAACTCTTTTCTACACGAAGAACCAGGTTTTATTAGATTTAAATAGATAATATAAAGTTAATTAAAAATATTGTTATTTTTAATTATATAAATGACCGATAGATTAATACGAAATATGCTAAGAATTTATATAAATTCAGATAACGAATTTAAACAACTTGAAGAAGCACTTGATCAAGTTCCTGACTTGAATTCAAGTACAAGCAGTCCTTTACTTTTTATGGCTGTTAGATATCAAAATATACCTATTGTAAACTTATTATTGGAAAAAGGTTCTAATGTAAATATAACAGATGATCAATATTCAACCGCAATTTCAGTAGCAGCATCTCGTGGTAAGTATAGAATGGTTGAATTTTTATTAAGCAAAGGAGCTGATCCTAATTTACAAGATAGATATGGTAAAACACCTTTACATTATGTTACAGAGACTCTTGATCAATCAAATAGCCAAGAAGGTGATGATAAACTTATAAACACGTTACGTGTTTTACTTTTAGATAAAAAAATAAATGTAGATTTTCAAGACATAGAAAATGAATATACTCCTTTAATGATAGCTGCTGGGAATAATAATTTAAGAGCCGTAAATGCATTATTACATTCACGAGCAAATCCAAATATTAGAGATATTAATGGTAGAACAGCATATGATATAACTACAAATCCAGATATAAAATCTTTAATATTGAGATATCAATCTGGTGAAAATGAAGTGATACAAAGACAATTACTCAGAGCAGGTATAAGTAGAGATGGAACACATCAAAGAATTACACCATCAATTGCGAAGAAGATTAGTGAGTTTCTTTTTAGAAGTAAGAGAAAGTCATTAAGAAAATCAAAGAGAATAACAAGAAAATCAAAGAGAAAGTCATTAAGAAAATCTAAAAGAATAACAAGAAAATCTAAAAGAAAGTCATTAAGAAAATCTAAAAGAAAATCAAAGAGAATAACAAGAAAATCTAAAAGAAACTCAAACTAAATAAAAAGAAACCAAATTTATATAATAAATTTATATAATAAATAAAATATAATATAAATAATGAGTATCCAATATCCTAAGACTGAACATGTAACTTTACCATCTGTTGAACAATGGGGGACAAACATGAATATACTTCGAGATCCTCCAAGATCTATAACTACAAGAAGAATTGATAAAGTACTTGAAAATACAGATATAACGGATCTTATTGACGATAGTGGCGACAGAATTAATGATGGAATAAATGTTTACGCAAGAGGTGTTAATCCTATGGTTAGTGTTTCTTATGATAATAACTCTAATAACGCAGGTATATCTGGAAACCCAACTTCAACAAGTAATAGAACACAAGCACGACTTCCATATCCAGTAATGGAAGGAGGGGCTTTTAGACCTCCTATATATACTCAAAGAGATTTGTTACCTCTGTCTCGTTTACCTCGTACGTGGTTTAGTGCTATGACAACTCCTGGATTTGCTGACTTTTCTAAAACTATTCAAAAACCAAATGACTATAGAGCAATTAAGGATATGCTTAATATTTATGATGTAAAACCAAATAAAACAACTAATATAGAAAAACCTCTTATTGAAAACTTTAAAATGATGAATGCTATTAATGATAAACATATGAACGTAAATGTTGATTCTGGTCTTAAAAGTAATTATGTTTCAAGTTATACGAGAGAAAATTTTGATATGTATAAAGGTATAAATAAAGACAATTTGAATGTATTCGCACAGTCAAATATAGGACAAGATACATTTTCAAATAATTTAGAAGGTATAAATATAGATCAAAATAGGTATATTCAGAATCATTTATCTGGTCAAGTATTTCCTAACATGTCCCAGAATACTGCTCAAAATCTTTCTAATATTAATATGAATACTGATAAGTATCTTCAAGATAATGTACAGGTAAAAGATGCTTTTACTAATATTTCTAAAAATACTGCCCAAAATCTTTCTAATGTTAATATGAATACATCTAAATATCTTCAAGATGCTACTATAATAGAAACATTTTCAAATTTATCATCTGACATCTCTACCAAAAACTTGGAAGAGTTATACGATAATGGTCGTATTTCAGTAAAGAATAATATAATTCAATATAATAAAGATTCTGGTATATCACCTGGATATACTTTTCTAAATGAAATTGCTCAACCTGTTCTTGAGATGAGAAATCCGCAATTTGAAGTTCAATCTCAGATATCAGACTCTCGTGTACATAAGAGAATAGATCACCAAAATAATTTAAATTTCAATAGAAATACTCCATTAACAAGTTTTAAAACTAATGTTACTAAACTTGAAGACTTTAATAGTATTAATCTATCTAATAGAAACTATCATAGACTTGATGAAACTCTTCAAAAGGGTTCTTTTAATAATGTTGGAATAAAACCAACGATGAATAGAGCCGAAATGATAAATTTTAGAGAGAATGATAAGGATAAGCTTAGAAATAGAGTTAACGATAATCAATTTAATAGATATAATCATTAAATAACTTACAAAAAATATAAAATGAGTATATGTCATTGTATATATGAAATCTTTAAAGACTTGTGAATTGATTCTAATGATTCTAATGATTCTAATGAAGACCAAAAAGAAATAGTATAAAGAAATAGGCCTAATGAAATAAAAGTTAAAATTAAGAAGAATAAAGGAACACAAACTGAAGTAAATATAGTAAATATGGTAAGTATTTTAAATAATATTAAAGAGTCTGGATCTACTTGATCGTTTTAAATATAAAATAGGTTATATTTAAAATTTTAAATTTCTCTTTATTTGTTTAACAATATAGACATTTCGTTTTTATAGTCAGAATTACGAGAATGGTCTCCTATATTATTTATTTCTGAAAACTTTTGATGTGCCATTATTGTTTTTGACTCTACAAAATAAATATCATCTGTATCCTTTCTGTCATCTTCCAACTTTTTAACTATCTTATCGTATACATCTCTACAAACTGTCTTAATAGGAACAGATACTAAACTAATAAAATTACGTGCTTCCATATCCTCTGCTATTTTATTTGTTGTATCAATATATTTGAATCTTTTACGAGAAGGATCAGTGCATCTTAAAAGATATTTATTTCCATCATCTTCTGATGTCTTAATTATATGATCTACACATAAACGAGCCATTCCTTTTTGTCCATTCCAAAAATGTTCCTCTATAATTTCATGATCAATACTTTTAATTCTATCTGGGTCTACTTGTTTTCTGTACAAATCAGGTTCAGCAAGAATACTTTGTAAATTATTGTTATTTCCTTTTTTATAGTCTATATTTTAACCTATAAAAATATAAGAAATTAAAAATATTTATAAATTTAAAACTTTTCTTAAAAAAGTCTAACACCTACACACACAAATATTTGTGTGTGTTGATATAAAAAAATTATAGGAATTTATCTTTTTTTACAATAAAAATTGTAAAAATATAAATATTTTTTCCTTGTATTTCTAAACAATAATTTTTTAAATAAAATCTACGCACTCATCTATCATTCTAGTAAAAAAACATATATCTTTATCATCAGGAAGGATAAAACGATCTCTATTTGC